TGCATCATACTGCTTAAGCAAGAGCGTGTGTTGTTAAAGAAGCGGTTGAATCGGAAGATTGATCGCGTATCAAAATATCAAGAGAATGCAACTGAAGCTGGATATCAAGACAAGTAAGAAAAGTTTTACGCGGCACTATTTAGAGCTATTAAATGGTATCTTGAAACTGACACCTCGTGAGTTGGATTCGTTACTTCTGTTTTTGGAGTACGATTCGGAAGTGGCATGTAGTATGCAGGCGCGTAAGCACGTAGCAAAGGCTATGAACTTTAAAAGTGTAAGCGTGCTAAACAACTATGTTAAGAGTTTAAAGGATAAACAAGTAATCTATAAGGACGACCACGGGGTGTATCGTTATAACGACATCGTAAAACCTAGCGACCGCCTTGAGACACTTACCTTCAAATTCGTCATCACCGAAGCCTCTCTTTCATCTGGAGTATGAAATAGAAACTCTTGATGTGCTATTTGCATTTGACTTGCAGATGGCCGGCGAGCTAGAAGGACAGAATATCCATTACGAAACTGAGATGTCTATAGGACCAGAATATTACACGCTAACCTATTTTGTATATGCCGCGCCCTAGTAAACTGATGGAAGAAATAATTCTTGAGATAGTTCAGGAAGATGGTGGCACTTATGAGGAAGTGTCTGAAGTTGTAATAAGTCAGTTCACGTTTTTACGCAAGCAGATAGAACACGGCGCCTTCAGTACAGTGCGCCTACCATATTTGGGAAAGTTCTATGTTAAACCGGGCCGATTATCTCAATTAAACCATGCGGTTATTCAGAGAGGAAAACTTTAAGGTTGTCGTAGATACGGAGTTAAAGCAGATTCCAGAATTCAAATCGCTGATTGTACGCGATAGGACTTCGGATAAAAAGCAAGCTTTGAAAGAGTTTAGCTACATCTACTTCGTGTACGACCACAAAAGCCCGTACTACATATATCCAGATGATGAGCGGCGTGTGCGTGTATCGCATGATCTTAGTTTAGTCGCTAATGAAGGAGACGTTTATTCACCGGATGCAAAAGTGCAGGTTGCAATTGACAAGTATTTGGAGCTGTCTAAAACTCCGACTATCAAGTCTCTTACATCTATACGCGAGGGTTTGCTTACAAGTAGTCGGCTTATCGATTCTTTACGTGAACGTATTGATGCTGCTCTTGCTGATCCTGATTTGGAAGACATTGAGCCTGTCGTTCGGTCCGTTACGCGAATGCTTGAGATTGCAGAGAAACTTCCAAAAGCAATCGATAACATTACGAGCTTGGAAGAAAAGGTGAAGAAGGACGAGTCAAATGATACCCGCATCAAAGGAGGGGGTAAGAAAGGTATGTTCGAAGATTAATGCTAGTCAATACAACAGAGTTTAGTCAAAGTGCTAAACATTTTTTGGAACATGGTTTCTATTGCGGGGACCCGGAAGGCAGTGCCGCATATTATGAGTATTGGGCTGAAGAATTACGCCGCTGCAAAAACGGGCACACGATAGGAGATGTGACCATCACTGGTCATCACTACTTCTATTTGAACTACGTGCAGATAAAGTTGACTGACAAGGGTAATCGGAAAATTTTGAGCTTCCCCAACTTCTGGGATGGGGATTATGAATACTTCTGGCTGCAAGAGATTGCCCGTAATGGGATCGACCCAGTTAAGTACGAAAAACTGAACTTGACTACAGTTGTAAACCAAGCCCATATGGATGGTGGTAGACATTTGATTGTAGGTAAAGCACGGCGTAAGGGTTTCTCATATAAAAATGCTGCATTAGTCACTAACACATTCAATACTGAAAAGAATAGCTACACCCTTTTGTGCGCATTTGATAAAAAGTATCTGTATCCTAAAGGTATCATGGCAATGGTAACCGATAACATGAACTTTATCAACGAGCATACCGGTTGGGCGAAACGGAGGCAGGTAGTTGATAAGCAAAACCACCGCCGTGCTAGCTATCTAGAGTATATGGGAGGGCAGCAGGTAGAAAAAGGATACCGTTCAGAAGTTGAGGCTATTACATTTAAAGATAACCCAGACGCGGCTCGTGGTAAAGATGCCTCCATCGTCATTTTTGAAGAGTGTGGTGCTTTTGATAATCTGAAAGCATCGTACTTAGCTACTAAACCAACGGTAGAAGATGGAGGTATCACCACGGGGCAGATGATTTTGTTTGGTACGGGCGGTGATATGGCAGGGGGTACTATCGATTTTGAGTCGATGTTTTACAACCCGGAGGCTTACAACCTACTGCCGATTGTAAACATATGGGATGAGGGGGCCGATCATACAACATGCGGGTATTTCTTTCCTGCCTTTAAAAACAAAATCGGCCACATGGATGCGTCAGGTAATAGTGACATAGAAGGTGCTAGACAATCCGAAGAGGCGACGCGTGAGCAAATTAAGCGAGACTCTAAAGATGCTGGTGTATTAGATAAACACATCACTGAGTACCCATTTACGCCTAAAGAAGCGTTTCTACAGCACACTAGCAACATTTTCCCTACCGCAGCTTTACTGGAATGGCGCAATGAGTTAATACGTAGCGGCATGACTAAAAGCTTGGCAGTACCGGGACACCTAATAGAGGGGAAGTCTGGATTAAAATTCAAGCCAGACGATCGCTTGCGGCCAGTAGTAAAGTTTCCAACGCAAAGAGGAGACGACACTCGTGGTTGCGTAGTTGTTTACCAAACGCCATACAGAGAAGGCGATGAGGTTCCGCGCGACTTGTACATCATAGCGCACGACCCTTATGCCCAAGATGGATATGGACAATCATTGGGTGCAGCGTATGTAATAAAACGTGTCAATCATATAAGTAAACCTGACGATATGGTGGTTGCATCATATGTTGGCAGGCCAGATACGCAGGATGAATACAACTATAACCTATTTTTGCTAGCAAAGTATTACAATGCGCGTATTGGTTTTGAGAATGATCGCGGTGAGATTATACCCTATGCTAAACGCCATAAGTTAATGCAGTATTTGTTGCCAGAGGTTGAGATTTTTGACAAAACCGACAATGTGCGTATCAGAAAGCTTGGTAGAAGCTACGGTATGAGCATGGGTAGCAAGGAACGTAAGGGACAAGCAGAAATATACTTACGTGATTGGCTTAAGACTAGTCGTGGACGTAGTGAAGACGGAGAGCAAAAACTCAATTTACACTACATATACGATATTGCACTTATAGATGAGTTAGTAAAATACAACCGGCGGGGTAACTTTGACCGGGTGTCGGCACTCATGGTAGGCATGTTCCATTTGAAGGACTTGCATTCAAAAGAAGTACAGATGGTAGAGCAGACGAGTACGTCATCTTTTTTTGATCGACCCTTCTTCTCATAAAACGATATCTGATGTTCCAGATTCCTAAACAAAAAATTCCTCGGTCTCGAAAGACTAAAGAATGGGCTAAAGAGTGCATACGCGCATTTATTAATCGCTCTTCTTTTAGCACGAGCACGAAACATACCATACAAACATATTACGAAGCGTACAACGGGAACCTGCGCGAAGCTGATTACAACTATGTCACAAACCCCTACAATAGTGAGGCATGGGCAAAGAAAAACTTTCCAGCTCGTTTACGGAACTACAATATTTTAAAACCTATTGTAGATCTCTTACTTGGTGAAAAAGCTAAACGACCATTGTCATACCAGGTTGTTGTACGCAACAGCGATATAGAGTCGCGGTTTGATCAGTATAGAGCGCAGCAGTTTCGGGAATACCTTGAACAGTTATTTGTTAATGAGGCAAATGAGAAAGGAATACCTACGGGGCAAGAAAGCATAGAAATGCCTGCCCCTGAGGATTATATGGAGGAGGTATTTAGCAGCTACAGAGACTCCCGTGCTATTATGGGCCAAGAAGTCTTGAACTACTTGTTTGACTGGCTTGGTATGGAGGACCAGATACAAAAATTGTTTTTTGATTGGCTAGTCGCGGGGGAGTGCTACACCTACAAGGATGTAAGCATGAATGACGTAGCTTATGATGTTGTATCACCATTAGACATCGACTTTGAGAAGGGTCCAGATGTTGAATATATTGAGGATGCAGATTGGGTTGTTCGCCGTCAAATTATGAGTGTCAATCAGGTTGTTGATCGTTTTTATGACGTCCTTTCTCCAAAAGACATTGACCAGCTAGAGCAGCCTACGGGTAAATACCGCAGCGGCTATGGAGGTGTTCAAAGCATGTTTATCAATAAACCAGAAGACGACGAGTCCGATCGCATGGTAGAAGTCATGCACGTGTGTTGGAAGTCGTTTTCACGCGTGGGTATACTTAAGTACACGGACGAACTAGGGCAGGAGCAGGAAATGGTTGTTGATGAATCTTATAAGAAAGATGATGGCGATGATATTACTTACTACTGGGTTAATGAAGTTTGGGAAGGCTATCAAATAGACCAAGACATATTTGTGAGCTTCCAACCTCATCCGGTTCAGCGCAACGAGATGAACAATATCTCTGTTTGCAAGCTGCCATATAATGGTCGTGTATACAGTAATCGCCATAGCGACAATGTCAGCGTGATTAGCATGGGATTGCCGTACCAGGTATTGTACAATGTCTTCCATTACCGGCTCGAGTTGTCTATTGCAAAAAACAAAGACAAGATCATGCTTATGGAAATGAACACTATTCCTAAACGCCATGGGTGGGATGAGGAGAAGTTCATGTACTACGCTGATGCTATGGGCTTTGCATTCATTGATTCTACAGCGGAGGGCAAGACTGGTGAGCGCGTAACCTTTAACCAGTATCAGGTACTTGATATGTCTTTAGGCCAATACATCGCTGCTCAGTTCCAGCTATTGCAGGCAATTAAAGCTGAGTGGGAAGAAAATATTGGTGTATCGCGCCAACGAAAAGGTCAAGTAAAAACATCTGATGGTGTTGGTGTTACGGAACGCGCGGTGTTCCAGTCATCGGTAATTAGCGAAGAGATATTCCGTCGTTTTGAGTCTTTCTTAGAGCGCGAGTATGCTGGGTTAATTGATACTAGCAAGATTGCGTGGAGAGAGGGTAAGAAAATGACATATGTAACTAGCGATTTACGTACTGCATTAGTGAGCATTGACCCTCAGGAGTATCAAGAAGCTGAGTATGGCGTATTTGTAAAGAATAACAGCCGCGAGCAAGACAAGCTCCAACAAATCAAACAGTTGACTTTGGCATTTGCGCAGAATGGTCAGCAGCCTAGCACGATTGCGGAGATTTTAGATAGCAATAACTTTAGTAAGATTAAGAAACTGCTTGGAGAGGTAGATCAGAAACAGAAGGAAATGATGCAAGCGCAACAAGAAGCGCAGCAGCAAGCAGCACAAGCGCAAGCACAAGGGCAGATGCAGATGAAGCAACAAGAACAAGCATTCCAAGCAGACCAGAATGAACGAGAGCGTCTGTTAAAGATGGAATTAAAGAAAATGGATGTTGCAGCGAAAGTCACGTCAGATGCGGATGGGAATGGGCGAAGAGATGAGATTGACCGGGCTAGACTTGACGTAGAGCGTGAAAAAGTCAACCTGCAAAAGCAAAAAAGTTGATATTAATAAAATAATCAGAACGGTATCTGAAAACGTCATATAATTCGGTATATCAAATACTTTTGTAGCAATGGCAGAAGAAAAATCACTAGACTTAAGTCAGGTAAGCGTAGCGAACCTGCTTAACAATGAAGCTCCGTCAAATATTCCGGAGCCAGAAGTTCAAGAAGAAACTCCTGTTGCTGAAGAGCAAGCAGAGGTAGAAGAACAAGCTGAGCAAGAAACAGAATCAATAGAGGCTGAAAACGAAGAGGCTGCTGAAGTCTCAGAAATGGTTGCAGAGGAAACGTCTGATGCAGACCAAGAAGATGAAGTAAGCGTTATTGATGTTTTGCGATCTAAACTTGGTTATGAAATTCAAGGAGACTTCTCCGAGGATTATGATGGAGTTGCAAAGTTTGCAGATGCAGTTGCTCAAGAAATTGCAAAGGAGCAGCTAGATAGCTTGTTTACACAGTTCCCTGATGTAGAACAGTATGTTCAATACCGCTATAATGGAGGTGATCCTAAGCAGTATTTTCAGGCAACGGCACCTGTTGTTGATTATGCAGCTGTAGAGATTACTGAAGATAATGTCGGAATTCAACGTGCGGTTGTGGAAGACTTCTTACAGCGCAGTGGTTATACCGGTGAGGAAGTAGCCGAGACGGTACAAGAATACATTGATGCGGGTATTTTGCAGCGTCAGGCAAATAGAAGTCTTGGGAAACTGCAAAAAATGCAAGAGCAAGAAGCAGCTACACTGATTCAGCGTCAGCAGCAAGAGGCACAGCAACGAAACCAACAAATAGAGCAACAGTGGTCAAGTATTAAATCGACTATAGACCAGGGTGTTGTACGTGGATTCGAAATTCCTACAGCGGATCGCAAAAAGTTCTATAGCTGGATGGCTGACGCCGTAGATAATCAAGGTCGCACACAGCGCTTAGTTGATCGCGAAAAAATGGATGTGGAAACACAAGTTGCTATGGAGTATCTGTTGTGGAAGAACTTCGACCTCAACCGGCTCGTGAGTAACACTCAAAATACTAAAAAGGCACAGAATCTGAAGCAGAAACTGCAGCAGAATAAACCAGCTTCACAGCGTATGAAGGGCGGGAAGTCGTCATACACAGCACCAAAGAAGCTGCCATCACTTAAAGATCTCTTATAACCCTTAATAATTTTATTAATCATGTCTGCTGACAACATTAAAAAGCTTCGTTTATACGAAGACACTTTCAATTCAGCGTCTATGACTGATGAGAACAGCCTTGCCGCTGCACTTCTTACTCAGCCAGACGTACTCTCTCCAGTTATTACCCATTTGGCTGGACAAGAAGACAAGCGATTCCCGCTTTCTTTCTTGACTGAAGGTATGGGTGCAACTAAATACATCAACGACATTGAGTACGATTACCCAGTAATGGGCCGTATGAACAAGGCTGTTGAGTGTACTGCTCAAAGTGGTACTGGTGCTAATCACACTCGTATTAAGTTGACTTTTAACGAGCGTTGGTTTGTACGTCAGTACATCTTGGAGGCTCCTGACGGAACTCAGGTTCGTGTTATGGATGACCCACAAGCTGTTGCTGGTGGTTATGAGTACAGCGTTCAGTTGGTTGCTGCTGACGGAAATGGCGTAGGCTCTAGTGATTTCGTAAACAAGATGTTTGTTCAGTTGTACGCTCCGGCTGCAATGAGCGGATCTCGCGGTAACGAAAGCCACTGGGTTGCACCTTCTAAGATGCGTAACCAAATCAGCTTGATTCGTAAGTCTTACGCATACGAAGGCAACATGCCTGACCGTATTGTAAAC